CCAGATTAGCAGCGGAAAACATAATAATTGACAGTGGCGGTTACAGTATTGACACATTGGGCTTAGATTTAAATATAAATGATTATATGACTTTTTTAAAGAGCGCAAGATATAGATATGCGTTTAACTTTGATAAAATAAGGAACCCAGAAGAAACATATCAAAACCAGAAAATAATAGAAGACCATGGCCTGGAAGTTATACCTGTTTTCCACCTGGGCAGCCCTTATAAATGGCTAAAAAAGTATATAGACGAGGGTTATGATTATATTTCCCTGGGTGGAATGGTTGGAAAGCATAATAAAATAAGAGAACAGTTTTTAAAAAAATGTTTTATACTGGGTAAGAAAGAAGGTATTAAATTTCATGGCCTGGGTGTATCTCATAAATACTGTGCAAAGTATCCTCTGTTTAGTATAGATAATAGTAATCATATTCTGGTTAGAAGAACAGGCAGTATTAAGATAAATGGCAATGCGCTTAAAATACCAAGAGTTAAGGGAGAAAAACCAGAAGCAAGAACTTGGAATGATGCAAAGCCTGTTCTTATACAGTTAATGAACAATATAAATGATTATAAAGACGCGGTTAAAAATAACTGGCGACAGTACCATAATTACTTTAAAGGAAATCTAACTTATGAGGAGGTTATAAATTGAAAACGGTTTTATTATTGTCTGGGGGAATGGATAGTACAACCTTATTATATTATTTGCTAAATAAAGGGCATGAGGTTTATTGTTTAAGTTTTGACTATAATCAAAAGCATAAAAAAGAATTACTTGCTGCCCAGGAAATAACCAGGTTAACAAATACTCCGCATAAGGTTGTAGATATAACAGGCATACACGAATTGATAAATGAAAGTAGTTTAACCAGTAACAAACCAGTTCCAAAGGGTCATTATGAAGATAAAAGCATGCAAAGCACAGTAGTCCCAAATAGAAATATGATACTGTTAAGCCTGGCAATAGCCTATGCGGTTAATATAGGAGCGGATAAAGTGGCGTATGCTGCGCACAGCGGCGACCATGCAATTTATCCAGATTGCCGTCCAGAATTCTTTTTTAAAATGAATGAAGTAAGTAAAATATCTAATTATAACTCTGTTCAAGTTATTGCCCCATTCTTAAAAATAGATAAAATAGCAATTGCAGAGATTGGTTTAAGATTACAAGTCCCATTTAATAAGACATGGACTTGCTACGAAGGCAAAGATAAACCATGCGGGAAATGCGGAGCCTGCACAGAAAGAAAAGAAGCATTAAAAACAGCAGAGGGCCATATATGAAAATAAACAGAATTGAACAGGGAATAACATTAATTTTAAATGAAATAGAACCTGGGTGGCAAGATGACCCGCATTTAATGGAAACCCCAGGCCGCGCAGCAAAGGGGTTAATGGAAGTCTTGCAAGGGTATAAAATAAACCCGGAAACCCTACTTAAAACCTTTGAAGAAAAGGACTATGACCAAATGATTACCATAGGCCCTATTAAATCTTATAGCCTATGCGCGCATCACTTATTACCCTTTAATATGGAGGTTTATATTGGTTATATACCAGACGGCAAGATTGCAGGGATAAGTAAGTTCGTAAGAATAACCCAGGCAATAACGCAGCGCCTGCAATTACAGGAAAAAATAACAGAAGACATTGCAGAAGTAATTGATAAGACATTAAAACCCCGCGGGGTTATAGTGGTTATTAAGAACAGCAGGCATTATTGCATGGCTATGCGCGGGGTTAAGAATGACACCGCTGCGGTTTCAACAAGCGCGATTAAAGGAGTATTTAATAAAAGCAAAGCCAGGGCAGAGTTTTATAACATTATAAATAAGTAAAATTAGAGAAAAAAAGGGATAAATAATATTTATCTGTGCTTTGCCAGGTCATGGCCTGTGCGGGCAGGGCAATTTGTGCAATCCAGGCAGTAATCTTTGCGCGGGTGGTTGCAGACCTGGTTTAATACCCATTGTTCATAGTCTTGGTTTAATGTGTTGTTATTTTCGGTTTTCATGGTTTGTGCCTCTTTGCAATGTATGTTAGTTAATTATACATTATCCCCTGGACTATATAAAGGTTACTATCTAACCTTATTTTATAAAGTATTACTAATTCTAATTAAACCCCGTGATTTAGGCAATATTTAACAGAATTAATATAAAAAAATAATAACTTAATAACAAATTAACAAAGGAGGGAAGGCATAAAATGGCACGAAAAACCAAATTAACAGACGAATTAGAAGAAAAACTCTGCGAATACATTATGGCAGGGAATTATGCCAATACAGCGGCATCTATGGTGGGGATAGACGAAAGCACCTATTACAGATGGATAAGAAAAGGCGAGGCTGCAAAGTCTGGGAGATATTACCAGTTTAACCAGTCTATAAAAAAGGCGGAAAAGTTTGCAGAAGCATATCATATTCAAAACATTAGGAAAGCGGGAGGCGCGGGAGCGTGGACTGCCTCTGCCTGGTGGTTGGAACGCAAATATCCGCAAAGGTGGGGAAAACAAGAAAGGGTGGAATTAAATCATTCTGGGAACTTAAACCAGGATATAAAAGCCACTATAACCACAGACGAATATCTGCGTAAGAAAAGACAAAAGATTGATGAAATACTATCCCAGGACGACCCAGTATATAATGAGGAAACCCCTGCAAATAACCCAGACCCAGACCATAATAAAGATTAAGAGGGGCAGCCTATGCAGGTAGAAAGTATCCCATTGAACCAAGTAACAGACAGGGACAAAGACCTTTTAACTACTACTATTCTTGACAACCCTTATATTCCCTTTAAACCGTATCCAAGACAGTATTATCCTATAATTGAAACAAATAAGGCATTAGTGGATAATGAACCAAATACAGCCCTCGTCGGTGCGGGTGGATATGGTGGGAAAACTTATTTGGGAAGTATGCTTGCAGCGCAGTTCTTAGAATACCCAGAATACCAGGCCCTGGTAACACGGAAAAACCGTAAAGAACTGATAGGCCCCGACAGTATTTGGAACAACCTCTACGAATGGGCTTGCGACAGAAACCGCCTGGGGGATTTAGCCTGTGAACGGAATAAAAGCGAATTAACCATAACAGCACCAAGCGGAGCGACAATATGGTTTAAATACTTTGACCACGAGGAAACAAGGCAGAAAATAAAGAGCGAAAGTTATAGTAAAATAATACATGATGAGGCAAGCGAACTTAAACCACGGGTTCTAAAATTTTTTTATAGAAGCCTAAGAAACGCATTATCTGTCCGGATACCTCTTGCAATGGTTAATTTAAGCAACCCAGGAGGCCCAAGTACAGATTATCTCTGCGAGGAATATGTGGACGGGCAATTTCCTTATTTCCCCCTGGATTGGAGAAATAACCCATACATTAACCAGGTGCTTTATAGTAAAACATTGGATAAATTGGATTATATTGACATACAATACCAGAAATTCGGGAACTGGTATTATAGGCCTGCCAAAGGGGATTTATTACCTGAAAGTATGCTGCGGGATAGTTTAATTGATAAATTGCCTCCTGTGCAAATAGTCCGCAAGTTAAGGGGAATTGACTTTGCCGCTTCTAAAAAAGGGGATAGGGCTGCCTTTGTCCTGTGGTGGGGAGATAACAGGAACCATAAATATATGAAAAATTGTACTATTGATGAAACAGGATACCCAGAGGACACCTTAATTAATTTGGTAGAAGCAGATAACCCAAATTGGAATAATGGGATATTCACCACAGATTATTATTATGAAAAAGAGGGTGGCAGTTCTGGGACAATGGCAGAAAGATATATAGAGGAATTATTGGAGGATTACATTGAAAAGGGGTTATTTATAGACAGCGTCCCCTCTGTAAGTAACAAATTCACAAGAGCGCGGCCAATGGCAAGAGCCTGGAAACAGGGGCAGATAAGCATATTGCCAGGGGACGGGGTTGAGGATTTAATAGACGAATTAGGGGATTTTGGCCCAGACGATAAAGAATATGATTATGATGATATAACAGACGCAAGCGCTATCGGCTTCAATGCTTTCCACCTGGGAGGTAATCCATTAACGCAGTCTAATAAACGCTATGATTTAGCAACCCCTTCCGCAAAGAAAAGATACAGGGGAAAGAAAGTAGGTTGGAGAAGTTTATTATGAAAATTAAAACAAGAATATTAAACGCTGCAAGCGCAGCAAACACCGCAATATTTAAAAGAGCCTCCCGACACCCAGGCCGTAATAACAAAGATAAACTCTTTGATGAAATGTACGATATGGATTATGTTAAGGGCAGGGGTTACAAAGAATACCGCCGCATGATGAAAGACCCGCAGATAAAAGTAGGGGTAAGCATCATTAAACTGTTCCTGGCAAGTAGAGAATTAAAAATAACAAGCGCAAGCGATGCACCAGAAGACATTGCAGCGGCGCAGTTTGTAGAGGACAACATAAGCGACCTTTCAACCAGTATGCGCAAAGTAAGAAAAAATCTATATACTGCGCTGCCTTATGGGTTTAGCGCCTGCGAAGTAGTATATAAAATAGGCACAGACGGCCTTATAAGGATAAAAGGATTTTACAGTATCCACAGGAAAACCTTAGAACACCCAGAGAGATTTGAATATAATGATTATGGGGACTTAATAAACATAATACAAGATGTAGATGGAGAGAAAATACCAATACCTATTGATAAGGTGTTATTATACAGTTTTGACGAGGAATTTGACGAACCCGAAGGAAACAGTATATTAGAAGAGATTTATGATAACTTTTTTATTAAAAGCAAGATATTTAAATGGCTTGCAATATTCTTACAGAAAAACGAGAACCCGACCACTATTGGGAAAAGTAGCAATGCGAAATATGCTAAAAAAATGAATAAGCAATTAGAAGAAATAAGCGAAGGCCGAACCCAGATGACAATAGGCAAGGACGACGATGTCTTTGTACTGGAAAGCGCGCACAGGGGAGAAGGCTTTTTTAAAGCCATAGGTTTACATGATAATGTTATTTTCCGCCGCTTATTCCTGGGAACCCTGCTATTCGGGCAAGACGCAACCTCTGGGAGTTATGCGCAAAGCCAAACGCAGTTTGATGTAACAAAGATGCTTCTGGACGGTGTGCATGAAGAAATAGCAGAACCACTGGAAAAACACTTTGCCCGCCTGGTTAATATGAATTACAGCGCAGCGCAGCCTCCTAAGATTGGTTTTGAGAAATTTGAGAATAAAGACATAATAAGCCTTTTAAACGCGCTTAAACCTTACACAGATAATATGACTATTGATGCGGACAGCGCATGGTTCCGTGAATTAGTGGCTGCCGCGGTTAAGGAATTATCCGGGGTAATTGTAGATAAAGAGAATATAAGTGGGTATAATATGGAGGAGAACCCAGAAAACCCCGGCAGTATTGCCGGAGATGAAGATACGCAATTGGAAGCGCAATTAAATGCCCTGTTCCCATAAGTGGAGGCTATTAAATGGGAAGGCAAGATGCAATAAACAGGGCAAGACAAATAAGGGCAATGACAGGCCTAAAAAAACAGACAAAGATTAATGAAATCCGCTTTAATAAATTAATGAAAGATATAAATGCAGATGTTACCAGGGCAACACAGAACAGCAAAACATTAAACCAGTGGATAACAAAGATGGGCGGAAATGCCACTAAAAATATTTTTATAGAAGGCCCGCGCACAGTAGAGGTTCAAACCATATTAGACGGGATAGTTAAAGGCGCAGACTATGCTACTTTGCCACGGGGTGGGACTTTGGAACTGGTTAAAGGGGTTATAAGTGAGAACACCATGCATTATGTTGCAAGAATGGGTGATGACCTTAAAATAGATTTAAGAAAAATTGCTTTGGACGGTTATAATGCGCAGTTAACCCCGCGGGAGGTTGCAAAGCAGATGTCCCAGAAAATCTCTGGAATGACTGAAACCAGGGCAAAGGTTATTGCAAGAACGGAAACTATGCGGGCAAGCAACCTTTCTAATTATACCCAGGCAAAGTTAAACCTGGGAGCGCAAAGTTTTGTAGTATTAACCGACCCTAATTGCTGCCCGCATTGTAGAGAAGTTTATGATAACGGTAACATAGTCTTTGATATAAGCGATAGCCACATGTTACCTCCTTTTCACCCTAATTGCAGGTGCGTCGCAGTATATTCAACGAAAACCCCGGAGGAATACCTTGCAAGTCTTTTGTGATAAATGCGGGACAAGATTGCCCAGGGGATACTGGCCTGCTATTAGTACAGATTATTCTGGTGCTGCGCGGGTGTTAACAGTAACAAAGGCAATTAATAAAAGGTGTTGGCATTGCGGCAAACCGCAAAGAGTAACCTGCGCAGAGGTTATTAGCAGAGCCAGGGTCTTAGAAGACGGGACGATAGAGATAATTAAAGAGAACCCAGAGGAATTAAAAGAATGAAAATTAATAAACCATGGGCAGGCCTGTTATGGGGATTATATACGGCAGCCTTTTTTATTATATTACTTGCAGCACCAGACCCTTATATGATGCTTGGATTGCTGATAGGAGTATTTATAGGCATAGATTTAGAAATATTAGATAATTTAAGCAGGAGATGAGAAGAATATGGCAATTATAACATGCAAAAATTTCGGGTTCTGGTCTAATGTGAACACCTGGGAGGGAGGGGTAATCCCTGGAAATGGAGATACAGTCATAATCCCTGAGGCTTATATTGTTACAGTAGATATAGACCAATCTGGGGTGGCTAATGGCCTCAATGGGATAGATATAAACGGGCAATTAAATTTTAAAAAAGATGTCAATACCTGTATTAAAATGAATGGGGACATTACAGGAACAGGGAAATTAAACCTGGGACAGAACAGAGGATTTATAGGTAATTTTGAATTAGTACCTGGGAAATCAAATACTTATGTAGTAGGAACAGGAACGGTTTATTATGCAACAATTGTTGAAGATTTGGAAGGCTTTAAGGTACTTAATAAAGCAAATAACATAAATGAAGTGGAGGATAACCCTAATAGTTTTTATATGGACAGGGAAACCAATAATTGTTATGTACATTATAAAGACGGAACAGACCCCACGAATAAAGTAAGTTATATTAATGAAATAGAAAGGCCTAATGCAGGGACGGAGAGCAGATGCACACTTATATTTAATGCTACTGGAAAAATTAATGTCCCCACTATAAGAGCGGCGGGTTGGTATAATGAAAAGGAATTTGCTCAA